TCTTCTCCTTGCTAATAGTGCTGGAGATTTGGTGTTGATTGTGTGGATTTCTCTTAGCCTTGCTCCTTTCGCTTGTCTTTTTGGCTTTGGGTGCCATTTTAAATATTTAAATTTTTAGGATATAGGGTGGATTGAAGTGGTGACCTTGTTCCACTATGAAGATCAGCCTATCTCTACCCAAGTGAGTCCCGTCCACACCGCGACGGGGAATGATCCCGGCCCAGGGTGTGGCTCCTTGGTTACATTTCGGCAGCCCTCAAATACGAATACCGGAGGAATTAAAAGTTGTGGGATCAACTCGTGTAATACGAGCTTGCACCCAAGAGTAAGCGGCGAAATTGATTTGATACGTCAACGTAGATGTGAGATACCCTCCAGATTTGACAATAATTGTGGAGTGACAGATCGTGGAGGAAGGAGAGTGAAGCTCATTGGTGGTAACAATGCCCCCACCCCATTGAAAGTCAGGAGACCCTACAGTGGTACCTTGAAAGAGCACCTCTACCTTCCAAGTGCCCATTGGGACAGAAATCCCATTAGGCCCAGAGATCAATGTAAACCCATCATTAACAGCCACATTGGTATGGTTCGCACTAGATGTAGGCGTCCAAGAATAAACAGATGATAAACCGGTCGTCGGCTGTGGGTGAGAAAGGACAACAGTATATGATACATACAACTGCCCGACATTCCTGCCGTCAGTCCCCCCCATCACACCAAGGAATAATTGACCGTGGGTGTAGTAGTCATTACCAAAAGATCCAGTGCCCGACTGAGATTCCCCCATGAACTTCTCAGTTGAAGGGGGCAGAGTCAATTTAGCAGGCAACCAAGACGAAGTTTGGACACACTTCATGTTCATCAAATCATAGAAATCAGGCAGCGAATCACTACCGGCTGGGTCCCAGGCCAATGCCACGGCTCCATCCTGCCCCGTAGAACAGACAGGAACATACTCGAAGGATATATTTGTGAATTTGTACTTATCATAAGATCCTGCCACTGTAGCCAACCATGGAAAAACGTAAGGGTTGTAAGGATTGATGAGCCCAGTGGTCAACACATTATCCGTGGCAACCTGGGACACGGCCCTTAAACACTCCCGATGCGTTATAGTAACAGATTGGCCTTTGGAAACAAACTTGGGCCTGACAGATGGGAACCGGGATCCAATAGAAACGGGAGCGCCAGGTATATGGGGTATGATTGCCCCATCATTGGCAGACCCATATGTCTGTGAAATTGCTCGGTCAATACGTTTCAGATTCGGGTCATTTTGTAACCTAGAATAGATATTGTTTGCGACCTGTTTCTGTTGGTTTGTCAACACCATATCGCCAATGGCAGCAGCCACAGGTACTATGATGTCTTTGTTTTCATTATAAAACTTTCGGACACCATTGGCTCCACGGGCAACATTAGCAAGCACGTTGTTCTTAGTTTTCGCCATAATAAGGAATAAAAATATAAAATAGATATGAGTTGTGTACGGGATCCCCCCAACTCACAGGGAGACTGTTCATCTGTGTGTACCTCATTGGCCGGATCCGTGCAGTCGTTCGGCATTTTGTTTAGCACGTAATTATTTACGCCATAGGCAACGTTTTGGTCCATTTAAACACACAGACCCCACAGGGAATCACAACGGCAAATCGTAGGTCTCAAAGCTGTCGAGGTCACCCTCAACAACATCAAGACCCAACCTCACCTGGTCATAAAAGGCCTCCAACTCTAATTGCTCATCTGGGGTAACACCAAAAGAAGTATAGTATGAAGCTCGAGCTTCGGGTGAAACAGGCCCGAAGTCACGGTCCATAGAAGTCAACAGTTTACTGGTGTACCAAGATAAGAAGTTGGCCGGCTCTTTGCCAGGCTTGCCGTACCGACATAACAATGAATAGAAATTTTGGAGGACAGGCAAACACCCTGTCATTCTCAGCCCACCCAGTCCCACGGCTCCCATCCAAGAGGTAATCTGCCTCTTAGATTGGAACGGTTGAAGAAACACTGTGTCTTTAGTGAGGCAAGCAGATGGATTACGAACCATCAGCCACCTACACCCATCAAACACAGGCCGGGTTTGACAGAACTCGATCTTCCCAAAGTCATAAACGGGCGGCTCAACCTTCATGGTAAATCCCATGTTGGTAAACCACTCGTCAAGCCCTCGAGAAAACCGCTCCAAATCTTTACTATTCATGAACACCACACAATCGTCACCGTTGTTGGCCAATTCTAGGTCCACTTTGACATGGTCGGCATAAGCTCGAATCATGGAGCACATCAACACACAATTTCCCAACGATGTGTTCATGTCTCCACTCATCCTAGTACCTTCAACGGTGTACATGATTCGACCGTCCGGACAATACCCCTTACATTTATTGACTAGCTGTTGTTTAAGCATCCAGGAAAGCTTGCGTTTGTCAGACTGACGAGGAAAACATTCAAGGTAAACCGAGTGTTCCCACTTGAGGGCATCAAGAGAAACATGTTGGTCAAACCTGGAAGCGTCCAGTCCAACAGCCACTGGATTACTAAACATATCCCACTTATTTTTGAGGATAGTCGCGGACTTATAGGCATTGTAGCCTTTAATTACGGTAGGTGTTCTGAAAAGCTTCCCCAACGATTTGAACATCTTTGGTTCCAACTTCTTCAAGTATCGCCCAATACGCATATTAAAGCGAGGAGACCTTGGAGAAATAACTCGTGGGACGGGATCAGCTTTAGAAGTTATGTCTGTCTTCTCGTACTTGATGAATACCGAAACTTCAGCATCTTTCGCTACGACGGGACCCCCCAAACGAGTCGAGTCGTACGCCGATTGATAGATGACCTTCTTGCGGCCCTTACAGGAGTCAATGAATTGCTCATATGTCCATGGGGCGGTCTTCGGAAGCACACCTTTCAAACGCCTTAGTGTCTTTGCCATGACACCAGAAAAATCTACTGGCTTCGGCGGGCGGGCAAACGAACCATCCTTCGTTTTCACGAAGAAGACCCGTTCCACCACAGCCCTTGTTAAATTTACGAGAGTGTGATTGAAAGGAACTATCGAGATGGCAGTCGATAGTCCACTTAAACGAATGAATTTACGGATTTTGCTCATACCCAACGGACGTGGCTCCACCGTCAACAAGTCGGGAGAAACAGGAGCCTGTGTTATAGCACAGTCCCGACCGGTCAATTCCACTGGGCACCCCTATTTGGAAGGACACGTCCCCTCGGGGACGTGGTCCTTCCAGGCGGAAGTGCCAGTGAATTCTTCATATTTAGCATACGTGTCCGAGGGCACAAAGGATAGAAATAGTGCCTCATCAATTACGGTGATCTTATCACAAGTGCGTAGATCCTTATACTTGTCAGTCAACAAGTTTCGGATCCACTTCCTCGTGACGAGTCGGTTTGCTTTGTTATAATCTCTTACGCCAAACTGGAAATAGGCCTCCCTAGCCACATGCCTAACAAACCGACGGTTAACCCCAACACCGTCTTCAACAATCGAATCCTCCTCCTCTGTTTCATTTGTGTATCGGATCAGCCAGTTCATACAATCCTCCTCGAGATAGTCTTTCCCTGCCATTAACCAATCTC